CTACGACCTCAGCGATCAGGCCATGCGCGCGGGCCAGACTGGCGACCTCATCGGCCACCCGCCTGCAGTCGTCCGGGTAGGTGAATGCCTCGTCCACGGGCCGGGTCAGCCCCTGGCCGTGATGGCCCACCCACTCCCACTGGCTGCTCCCCGGGTCGCGCACGCGCACGGCCAGGTGCCGCTCCTCGCTCACCGTGACCTCCACTCCCCGGCCACCAGGCCGACCTCCGCGTCCCCGCTGGCCGCCAGGATGGCGAGGCACTCCGCCATGCCCTCGGGGGACATGCCCCCGAGGGCCTCGCACAGCTCCTCCACCGTGGCGTGCGGCTCCGCGCGCAGCCCGGCCGCGTGCGCTACCGCGCAGTCGTCCAGGTAGCCCGCGATCTCCCCGAGGAGGCCCTCGCCTTCCTCGTCGCCGCAGGCCATCACTGCCCGGCGTCCTGCTGGCGCCTCGTCAGCTCCCGCTTCAGCTCCCGCAGTTCGTCGCACAGCCTGTCCTGCGTCCGGGATAGGTCCTGCCAGGTGCGGTATGCCATCCGCACCTCCCCGGCAATGCGCTCGACCTGCTGCTCCACGATCTTGACCTGCTCCGCTACCGTCGCCACTGGATGGCTCCCTTCCTCGTCCGCTATGATAGCAAGGAAAGCTGCATTGAGCGAGGGGAGCGGAGTGGACATCATCACCACTAACAGCGGGCCGGGCAACGTGTTCGTGTACCTGCCGAGAGGGGAGGCGGGCATCCTGCTGGGCGAGCTGGTCGCCTCGCACTGCCCGGAAGGCCCCGCCACCGACGGCTTCGGCAGGCCGTGCCCGCAAGGCGACTGGTGCGCCCCCGGCTACCGGCTCGTGCCCATGGCGCAGGCCTGGCCCGGGATGATGCTGGCGAGGGACGAGATCGTGGCGGTGCCGGGCTAGGCATGAGCGATTACGACCAGGGCGCGCTGCCCAGGATCTGGGCCGTCTGGGACTCGGTCAAGGCCGCCGGGCTGTGCGGCCCGTCGATGCGCACTGAGTCCGGCCATCACCTGCAGGTTTTCCTCAGCCCCGGGGAGGACCTGCAGGTTTGGTCCTGGTGGGTGAACGTCACCCACCAGGACCGCGAGGGGGTCGTCACCCTGTTCCTGGGGCGTGATGACAGCGGGGTGGCCGCCGAGCTGGCCCGGCTGCTGTCCGAGCCGGGCACGATGAGGGCGATGCGGAGGCTGATGGCGTGAGCAGGGAGGATGACATGGCCCGGCTGGGCCGCGTGTGGGACTCGATCGTGGCGGCCGGGATCGCCGGCCCCCGGCAGAAGCTGGAGTCCGGTCATCACGTGCAGGTCGGGCTAGGGCGCCGGGGAGACCGCGAGTGGTGGTGGGCGAACATCACCTGGCCTGGCCGCGACCTTGTCGTGCACCTGCACCTGGGCCATGACGATGACGCGGTCGCGGGGCTGCTGGGCCGGAGGCTGTGCGAGCCTGGGGTGCTGCGGAAGCTGCACGGGCTGATGCCATGATCCCCGGCGTGCGTCCCTGGAAGGACTAGAGGCTGCCTGCCCTGGGCTGGCCCCGCCAGGAGAGGGGGTGATGCCCCATGAAGCTACGCGAGAACCTCACTAGCACGGCTGGTCTCATCAAGGAAGCCCACGACCCGGGTGACCCACTGATAACCAGCCATTGTTTAAAGGCCCATTCTGCGGCAGCGGCCAGGTCGTCGGCCGCTCTGATGGGACTATCTCTTGCAGCTTTTGTTTAGCGGGCAGAACTACATCGTCCGCGTCCAGCCGGCGTTCCCAGGATCCCCCCAGATGCCGGGCGGCCCCGGCGCCCCCTCCGACGTCGGCCCGGACGGCGGCCTCCTCGACCCCGGGATGATCGGCCCGGACGGGATGCCCGCCGACGGCGGCATGCCCCCGGAGGAGGGCGGCTTCCCGCCGGATGACGAGGAGGCTGGACCCGGCGGCGAGGGCAGCGACGGGGGCGCGCCCCCGCCATCCGGTGACGACGACGATAGCAAGGACTCCCCCTTCCCGAAGGGCAAAGGCGAGAAGAAGCCGAAGGGCAAGAAGGAGGGCGCCCGCTACCGGGGCCTGCAGGGCCAGCCGCTGACCGAGGGCCAGCTCATCCGCCACCTCGCCGTGCACGCCTCCGGCCATGATCCCGGGGTGCTGTCCGCGCTGCGCGGCGAGGCGGGTCGCGAAGATACAGCTTTCCTTGCTAAAATGAGGACCATGGAAGCAGCCAGGAACCAGGGCCAGCACGCCTGCGCCGGATGCGGGGAGCCGATCGAGCCGGGCCAGGAGGCGATGGTCACGGTGCAGCAGGCCAGGCACGTGATCACCGTGCCCGCCCACGAGGAGCACCGCGACGCCGCCCACGCGAGCACCATGGCGCGCAGCGACTGGAAGCGCGACCAGTCCCACTACGCGGGCTGACGCGAGCACGGGGCGACTGGTGAGCGACGAGTGGGGCATCTCCCGCGAGGAGGAGGGCCGCCGGTGGGGCGACCGGTCCGGCCACATCCCGTTCCCCGAGGTGGACCGACGGGAGGACGCCGTGCACGCCGCCCTGTCCCGGCAGCGACTTGTCGGCCCCCCAGGACCGCACCGCGTCTTCCGCACCGAGCTGGGCCACAGCATCGGCTTCTTGCTGGGCGACCGCGACCGCCGCTGGCAGGTAAACGTCTCCCACCCCGGTGACCCTGCCGAGGAGGTGATCAGCTCCGACCTGGGCGAGGACGACAACCGGGTGCCGGACCGGTTCCGGCACTTCATGACCCACCCGAACGTGGCCGCCCGGCTGGGCGCCCAGTGGAAGCGGGCGCTCGCCAACGGCGACCCGTCCGGCGACGAGCCTGAGAGGCGCGCCGAGGACCACGGCGGCGCGGCGGTCCACCAGGCGTGGCTGACTGGCCCGCACTACGAGGAGCGCTGATGCGACGGGGACGAGTTCCGCCCGATGACGGGTGGTTCGGCGAGAACCTCATCCGGCACTTCGCGTCCGCATCCGGGCGACCGGGAAGCATGCGCGAGCACCAGGAGCGCCGGGACGCGATCCTGGCCGAGGTCAAGCGGCAGCGGCTGCTGTCCCGCCGCCAGACGATGGAGAGCGGCCACCTGGCGGGCATTTCCTGGCATCACGCCCTCGGCCAGTGGGCGGCGGCCGTCACCCCGCCGCGCGGGCCCATGGAGGACCGGTGGGTGAACGGCGATGACAGCATGGAGTACAGGATGCCCCTCGGACCCGTCGACTCCGACGTCCCGCGCCGCCTCGCGGAAGGCTACCGCAGCCCGGAGTTCCTCGACTACGTGCGCAGGTCGAGTGGCCCCCTGGCCACCGACGATGACCCCTGGGGCCAGCGCCGCTCTCATGAGGATGACTGGTGAATGACCTGATCCGGCACTTCGCGTCCGATGACGGCGGGTTCCGGGGCAGCGACAAGCTGTTCCCCGGCGATTCCCTGACCCAGCGCGACCAGGTCAGGCGGCTGCGGTCCGTCCGCGACCAGATGCACGCCGCCGGGTTCCCGGTGCACTTCAGGGATTCCCATGGCTACGCCGTGGACGCCCCGAGCTTCGATCTTGAGACCGGGCACCACGTGGGCGTCGGGCTGTCCCGCCAGGACCAGGGGTGGGTGATGAACGTCTGGCACCCCGGCGACGACCGTGCCACGCCGGTTATGGTGCACGTGAACCTGGGCACCCGCGATGAGGAGGTGCCCAGGCTGGTGCAGCGGGAGCTGGGCTGCCGTCACGTGACCCGCGAGATGGCGGGGCAGATGCGGGGCACGGGTGAGCAGGGGCCGCGCAGGCGACGGGGGACCATGCAGTACGTGCACCACGACGCCGAGGGCGTCGCGCTGCGGGGCAGCGGGGAGGAACGGTGACGGGAATCCCCGGGCGCTATAGCGACGTGAAGCGGCAGCTGGCCCGGCACCGGCTCCTCAGCCCCGAGGCCGAGCGCGACGGGTGGCCGATGGTCGGGCCGCTGGAGTCCGGCCACTATGTCCACTACTCCCTCGACCAGGACCCGGAGTCCGGCGAGAGGCGGTGGAGCCTCTCAATCCGTCACGGCGGCGACCCCACCGGGTCGTGGATAAGGTCTGACCTCGGCGCTGACGACAGCCAGTTCGCCGAGCGGCTGAAGGCTGAGCTGCGGCACCGCGACGTGGTGAAGGCCATGGGCGACCAGTGGCGGCGGGCGACCGAGGCCGGGGACCCGCATGGCCTCACCAGCCCGATGGACCAGAGGTGGCAGCAGGACCCCTCGCACGCCTTCCGGCACTACGGTTAAGGGACGCCGATGATCTACCGCGACAACGCATACCCGGCGCACTACCGGGGCCACCGGGGGAACTGGGCGATCCCGTTCAGCGAGCTGCAGGCGCGCACGCACCGGGTGCAGGAGGACCTGCGGAGCCGGGGGCTGTACCCGGGCGAGGAGCACTGGCCGGACGATCACGCGCACCTGGAGTCAGGGCACAAGCTCGGCTTCCACCTGGACCCGGAGCGAAACCGCTGGACGATGATGGCGCATCACGGGGGCGATCCCACCGGCGCCACGGGATGGTCCGACCTGGGAGACGACGACGAGAAGGTGGGGGACAGGGCGCTGCGGGAACTGCGGCACCCCGACGTGGTGAGGTTCATGGGCGGCCAGATGCAGCGCGCCGCCGAGAGCGGCGACCCCTACGGCCTCGGCCCTGTTTATGCCACGCAGTGGAGCGACGTCCAGAAGAACAGCGTCCACTTCCGGCACTACGGCTGAGGCGCCCTGCCGCTATGATCATTACAGGGAACATTGCCATCTGGCTCCCGCCAGGGAAGCACGAGAGGAGGGGCGATGGACAGGCAGTGCGGCACCTGCGGGTCCAGGAAGGTCACTGACCATTGCCAGAACCCCCAGTGCGCCTGGGTCAGGTGCGACGGGTGCCGGAACGTCACTGACCTGAAGGCGCTGCCCGGGGGCACCGGGCAGCCGGGCCAGGGCAGCGGGTCTCCGTGACCGCCCTCGCGGTGCAGCCCGGTGACGTCCTGGTAGTGCGGACCACGGGATGGGCGGCGGAGATGATCCGCCTCGGCGAGGCGCTGGAGGACAAGCCGAACGTCGCCAACCACGTCGCCGTCGCGGACCACGCGGACGCGAACGGTACCCTGTGGGGCGTCGAGGGCCGTCCCGGCGGGGTGGGCTGGGTAGACCTGGCGGCCTACCTGGCCTCCTCCTGGACCACGTCGAACGCGGCGCAGCCGAAGACGGATGAGCAGCGCCGCCTTGTGACCGTCACCATGCGCGGCATGCTGGGCGACCGGTACGACTGGGAGGCCATCGCCGCCGACGCCGCCGAGGACCTGCACCTGGGGGAATTGTGGCTGCCCGATCACGGCCTGGTGCGCGGGGAGACGGTGTGCTCGGCGCTGGCCGCCTACGGTCACGACAAGGCGGGGCTTCCCCGGCCACCGGGCCGCGAGCGCACCGTCCAGCCCAGCAACTGGGAAGAATGGTGCCTGACCAGGGGCTGGGAACGGTTCTTACCCGCACGGGTGGTGCCCGAAGCTGGCGAACCACTTGTTCGCCTTGATGAACCTGCCGTTCCGCCAGAATCCCCATGGCCTGGCCCTGGGGCCGGTGATGACCAGGGTCCAGGCGCCATCCCCGCCGGGGACGACCGTGTGCCGGTGCAGGGCGCGACGGAACCGGACGGACCCGGCCCGCAGGACGTCGTCCCCGGCCGGCGACCGGTCAGCGTAGCCGCCCCGGAGCACGACGGTGAGGAACCACCAGGGGTGGTCGTGGAAGGCGCGGTCATCGTCGGCCTTCAGCCAGTGGTGGACCCGCACTGACCCGAAGGGCGCCTCCGCCCTCCAGCGGAGGACGTAGGGGCAGCCCGGCAGCCCGAGCGGCTCGCGCCAGGTGAAGATTAGTCCGGGGAGGCCCTTGCCAGGAACCGTCCTCTGCGTGATCCGCGCAGCGCTCTTAGGACTCTGAGCTACCCCCGGTCGGGTACGGCGGAAGCCTCCTTGCCTTGTCGGCTCCCAGCCGTGCATGACTGAAGTATAGCAATAAATCCCGCATTGATTGCAACCCCCGGAAGGTGCGGGAGGCAACCGCATGAGGGTGGCGTACGTGCCGGGCGCCCGGCAGGCATCGGTAGCGGGGCAGCTGGGGGCCACCATCGGCATCGGGATGGGCGCCGACGGCCAGCCGAAGATGACCGACGACGTGCGGGAGGCGATAAAGAACCGCCGGGCCAACGCCCGCTCGGCGATGCTGGCCCGGCGCACCGCGCTGGCCGGCGGGGCGGGGGCCTCCGGCGGTGGCGGGTCCGACATCCAGTTCGCCACAGGGCGCCCGCGAGACCCGCTGTTCTACTGGCGGCAGAACAACCTCCCCTATGACTTCAGCCAGAACGAGGAGCTCGCTAAGGTCAGGGCCTTCTGCCGGCTGCTCTACCAGACCGACCCCATCGTCGGCTCCTGCGTCGACATCTTCTCCAAGTTCCCGGTCCTCGGGATGAGCCTGAAGTGCAAGGACTCCCGGCTCGCCGACTTCTACACCGACCACTTCTTCGGCGAGGACAACCTCGACTACCACGAGTTCACGGTGGACATGGGGAGGGAGTACTACACCGCTGGGGAGGCGTGGCCATTCGCGACATTCAATGAGGACCTGGGCATATGGGACGATGAGGAGCTGCTCAACCCCGACGACGTGAAGGTGGAGCGGTCGCCGTTCCTGAAGGAGCCGCGCTACTTCATCCGGCTGCCGTGGACGATCCGACAGGTCCTCACCACCCGCCAGCCCGCCTGGGAGTACAACAAGCTGGTCCAGGAGTACCCGGAGCTGGCCGCCTACACCGCCGAGAACGCCTTCATGCCGGTGAGCAACATCCTGCTGCGGCAGCTGAAGTTCAAGGGCGACACGTTCAGCCTGCGGGGCCTGCCGCTGCTCACCCGCGCGATGCGGTCCATGCTGCAGCAGGAGATGCTCAACACGGCGATGGACTCGATCGCCGACCGGCTGTACACCCCCCTCATCCTCTGCAAGCTGGGTGCCTCCGCCACCGACCTCGGAACCGAGGTCCCCTGGATCCCCACCGACGATGACCTCGAGAATTTCGAGCTGGCCCTCGACGCGGCGCTGGCAGGCGACTTCCGTGCCCTGATCCACAACTTCGCGGTCGACATCGAGCCGGTGTTCGGCCGGGAGAACATGCCGGACCTGTCCGCCGACTTCGAGCGGATCGAGGACAGGATCCTGCAGGTGTTCGGCCTCTCCCGCACCTTCCTGCAGGGCGCGGGAGAGGGCGAGACGTACGCCGCCGACGCCCTGAACAAGCAATTGGTAGAGCAGCTGATGACGCACTACCAGCGCTACATCTCGCGGCACTTCCGGCAGCGGGCGCTGGTGGTTGCCGAGGCGCAGGAGCACTACGACTACGAGGAGCGCAACGGGCGCCGGTACGTGGTCATGGAGGAGGTCCTGGAGGCCGACGAGGAGACCGGCGAGCAGCGGATCACCGAGCAGCCGAAGCTGCTGGTCCCCGAGCCGGAGTACAAGGTCCTCAACTTCCGGGACGAGGACGTCGTCCGGCAGTTCACCGAAGCGCTGCGGGCGTCCGGCCTCCCGATCTCGGCCCGCACCCGCACCAGGGGGCTGGGCATCGACCTGGACGAGGAGCGGCAAGCGTGCCAGGACGAGGCGGTCGCCGACATCATCGCCCAGCAGGAGACCCGGAAGGCCGCGTTCATCGCGCTGCGCGACGCCGGGCTGCCCGTCCCCGCCGACCTGATGGCCGACTTCGCCCCCATGGCGCAGGTCGAGGGGGTGCCGCCCGCGATGGCGGCGCAGCAGCTGATGATCGACCGGATGGGCGCGCAGCCGCTGCCGCTGCCCGACCTCGCGCCGGTTCCGGCCGACATGGAGGAGGCCCAGCAGGCGCAGGAGGAGGGCATGGACCCGAACGCGCCCCCGGAGGGGCCGCCGGAGGGGGAAGGGCCGCCAGGGGAAGAGCCGCAGCGCCCGCCGGAGTCCGACGAGGAGCGCGACGGGATGCCCCGCGCCGCCACCTGCAGGGGCATGCCGCAGCCCGGGGCGCTGTTCCGCCGGTCCGCCCGGGTGCGGCAGGTGGCCAGGCTGGCGCGGGCGGTCGACGAGGCGGAGGCCGAGGGGCTGCGGGTCACCGCGAGCGCCGCCGGCCTTCCCGTCCCGGGGACGGTCGAGCACCTGCCCGAGTCCGAGGCCCTGGCCCGGGACGGGAAGGGGTCCTGGACGTCCGGCGACCCGATCCGCGCCTACGCCGACCCGCCGCACGTGGGCATCCGCGCCCGGCTGGGGGTGCGCCCGGAGGACGGGGACGCGCTGTGCGACTACGAGCGCTACGCCCCGGCCCGGGGAGGCTGACCAGCGACCCGGAAGGGGTGACGCAGTCCCCCTGACGACGGGAGTCGCCGATGCGGCTGATCCTGACATGCAACGGCTGCCGGGCCAGCACCACGGTCTCGTGCACGGCCGGGTGCAGCCCGGAGGCGGGCCACGCGGACGGCTGCCGCGTGGCCGACCTGGACGCCGCGCTTCAGTGCGTCCCCGGGGCGGGGTGCTGCGCGCTGCCGCACCACCACGGGCAGGCCGCCAACAGCTGCCCTGGCGCCGGGCTGAACCACAGGGGGGCGCCGTGCCCCGACATCAACCCGGCCGCGTGCCAGGCGGTCACGCCGCCGGGCGAGCCGTGCCCGGGAGGCCACTGCGGCAAGGGGGTCGACGGCTGCACGGCGTGCCGCCCCATCACCGTGACCGTCCTGGACCTGGGCCTGCTCGCCGGGGAGGCGGCCCGTGCCTAGCATGACGGACCGCAACACGGGCGGCTGCAACCTGGTCAACAAGCTGATGCAGGCGCTCTACTGCCTGAC